CATGGCGCTTTGCAGATAAACTTGTGCGTGAAGCAACTGATAATCGTTGCTGGTGCGAATCGGCAGAATGTGCAGAGCATGGATCAAATAGTGCAATCTATACACCATTCACAGTGCAGAGAATGTCACACATAGATGGCTAAAATTGATAAGGAAATTTATACTAAAGCTGAATGGCATCGTATCCGCGAGAAGCGTAGGCGTGAAAAAGAATCCAAGCAACTTTATATTCCTGAACAATCTGGAGACTATTTTGTATTATGTTTAAAGCATGGTAAAAAGTATTCTTCGGAATATGTTAACCGTTTGAGCAGAATGGTAAAGAGACATACGACAGTAGATTATAAGTTTGCATGCATGACTGATGATCCAACCGGATTAGATACAGATATAATAGTTATACCAACACCTAGTGGATTGCCTGGCTGGTGGAATAAGCCTTATATGTACAACAGAGACTTGCCTATTAAGGGAACTATACTTTATATGGATCTTGATGTTGTTATTGCAAATAATATAGATAGACTATTTCAGTTTCAACCCGGATATTGGATTACAATTAGAGACTTTACTAGATGTATGCGTCCAGGATGGCAACAATATAATAGTAGTGTTGTTAGATTTGAAACTGGACAACTTGGACATCTATGGGATAGATTTATTGAAAATCCGCAAGCAATACAAAAACAATATTTTGGAGACCAAGATTACTTATACCATGAGTCTATCAAACAAGGTAAACAAGCAAGACTGTTTCCAGATGAATGGATTATGAGTTGGAAGTGGGAAATAAGAAAGAACAGGCAGTTTGCAACTGGTGGAACAAAAGGCAATAGAAAACTTGCTGAGATTGAGAATGTTGTTCCTAGGCCTGAAACTTGTATTGCTGTGTTCCACGGTGATCCTAATCCTGCAAACTGTGACGATCCTTGGGTAGTAGAGAACTGGGTATGAATACAACTACTAACATATATATTGTGCATACTTTTAAAAAATTAGAGTCTGTTGGGAATCGTTTCCACGGAGTGTACAGCAGTAAAGAACTTGCAGACAACGCAGGAAAAGACTATTGTGAAACATGGGGTGAAGAAGATTCGTTACATTACAATGTAACAATAAAAGCACTAGATGATATCATAAACGGAGTACAGTTTTAAATGTTGACACGCATTAAAAAGCGTGTTATACTATATAAACAATGGTACAAACAATTACAACAAGAAGGCATCGAAATGTACGGCGAAGATCAATCAGCAATGCCACTATATGCAAGATACAATGCATGGAATTGCTTTTGGTGGGCTTTACATAACTCAGGCACACACGAACTAGACGGAAGTTATAGAAAATGGTAACACAACGCATAGGCTTTGCATGTAAATACATGCACCCAGACCAAACACAGAAGAAGAAAGTGCTTGAAGAAATACAACGCCCACTAAATACTCGCAGTACAACAGTACAATGGCTTAACCGTCAGACTACTGAAGTTGCTGAGCAACGTTTGTGGGAACTAATGGAACATAACATTCAGTCATACTACAATTTGATTGAATATGTAGGAGGACTACCTAATGAACTTAGAATGGTACGACTTGGTAGCGATTGTCTTCCTGTCTATACCCAGCGTGACTGGTCTTACTTTTGGCAGTTACCTGATGTACGTAATTACTGCGCAACGCACTTTGCAAGGGTCGGTACACTTGCTCGTTCCTTGGATGTTCGGCTTAGTATGCATCCTGGTCAGTTTACTGTGCTTGCGAGTGATAATCCAGATATTGTTGAACGTAGTATAGAGGAGTTTGAATATCATGTTGATTGCATCAGATGGATGGGCTTCGGCCAACAATTCCAAGATTTTAAATGCAACGTCCATATATCAGGCAGGCAAGGTCCAGCCGGTATCAAACACGCAGTCGACAACAGACTTTCTCCGGAGGCGAGAAACGTTATTACGATCGAAAACGACGAAAACAAGTGGGGCATCCAAGACAGCCTCGAGCTTGTTGACACCTGCGCCCTCGTACTTGACGTACACCATCACTGGTGCCGTGAAGGTGAATATATACTGCCCACCGACGATAGATATAAACGCATAGTAGATAGTTGGCGAGGTGTACGTCCTGCAATGCATTACAGCTACAGCAGAACAGAACACTTGCCTGAAGGCTTTGCACACAACGCTATGCTACACTTTCCAGACTTGCTAGAAGCAGGACATAAAAAAGGCAAACTGCGAGCGCACAGTGACTACTACCCTAATCAGCTTGTGAATGACTGGGCACTATCATTCTTACCTTACACAGATATTATGTGTGAGAGCAAATGCAAGAACTTAGCTAGTATCGCTCTATATAAATACAATACGGAGAAGAAAAATGAGTTATCTAAACAAAATGTACGGACGCAAACAACCAAACGACCAACCTTCGCCTACTGCGAATAAAAATCCAAATAGAGTATCAGGTGGACTTAAAGGTCAAGGTGTTGACCATATTGTAATGGTAAGCGAAGACGGTGCAGAAAACCAAATTCCTACACAGCGATATGTGCAAAGTTTAGAAGATCAAATCCGTAAGCAAAGATCTGCTATTACAGTTTTAGAACGTAAACTAGCAAGACAAACAAAAACATTAGAGAGTTTAGACACTTTCGTAAGGAGTAGATAATGTATATAGATAGTGGTAAAGACTTATCAATTGATAAAATTGTAAGTCCACGTCCTGATAAAAGTGGGCCTGGAGCAAACATGAGAACACAAGTTCCAGTAAAACAATCGACAAAATTAAAAGCGTCAAAGGTAGCAATGAAAACAACAGGTGCTGTTACAGCTAAAGGAGAGAAGTATGCTTAAATCATGGATCAATTCAAGACTTAAAGAGCGTACATCTTGGGACGGAGCGGCATTGGTTGCACTAGGACTTATGGTATTATTTTTAGCACCTCTAGCTAAAATAGCTGCTGGCCTTGCTATTGCATACGGCGCCTGGACTATTTGGAAGAAAGATTAACCGATGGATATCTGTAAACTAACAGATACAGCAAAAGCACAGATTGATAGCATTTGTCAAGAAACTAACAGTTATGCAGTTAGCCTTAACTTAAAGGGAGGTGGCTGTGCGGGCTTTGAATATGATTGGGAAACGGTAGCAACAGAAGCTGACGTAGAAGCTGATGATGTAGTTATTGATGCTAACACAGGTAAATTTGTAGTTGGAGCAACAGCCGTGATGTTCATGATAGGAACAGAGATAGATTATGTTAAAAATATAATGGGTGCAACTTTTGAAGTTAATAACCCTAATGCACAATCAGCATGCGGTTGTGGAGTTAGTGTAAACTTTGATGTAGACAAACTATCAATGCCAGCAATTTAAAGTTTACTTATAGGTATATTACTACTAGCAGGCAAGTCCCACATCTGTTTCCTTTCTACACCCTTTCTTTGAGCAAAAACCTTACTATCACAATTCTTACATACATGAAAGTAATTATTACTTAAACGTTTAGGATCCATACGGCCTCTAAGCCGGTTAAACTCTATATCACAGCTATCACACTTAAATACAGCAACAGTTTGACTTCGTTTATATGTATGTTCTGCGCCTAGTTTGCTCTTACGTACATGTATTGTTTTTTTAGTGTATTCTTTTATGAACATACTGTATTTACATTAAGATTATAAAAGTAAACGATAAATATGTTATAGCAATGGTAATTTACCAACTTTGGAGCAATTAAATGGCAAAACAAGATGTAAACATTGGTGTTGAAGGTAATGACGGCACCGGCGATAGTATTAGAGAATCGTTTCGTAAAGTAAATGAAAACTTCCAAGAACTTTATGCAGTATTTGGGCAAGGTGGACAAATTGGATTTACAACCCTAGGAGATACTCCAAACACATTAGAGGGTGGTAAAATAATTACTACAGACTCTACTGGTACAGCAATTATTTACAGTACTATTGGAAGTGATACAGACCTAGGAAGTGCAACCAATAGTATTACAGTTGACACAACAAGTGTTCCAGGCAAGATTATATTATCAACTACATTCAGTGCTATTGTAGATGACAATATTGCTCCGTCTTTTGGCGCACACGTTGACGGGAGTGGATTTGCACTAGCAGGCGTTGCTGTAACTGAGAGTGCAGCAAATAGTTTAAATAACCAACCAGGCAAAACAACTAATTATACTATTGATGATCTTGTTATTACAAGAGGCTATGCAGATAGACGATATATTACTAGTGGACTACCTATTAGAATTGCAGCTGAGCCAGCTACGAACACACAATATGTTAAAACAATTAGTTCATATATAAACGGAAACTTGTTTATTACCGGTCATGGTTATGACAGTGGAGCAAACGGAACAGCATTTATATTCCAAGCAGAAGACACTGATCCAACAGGCTTAGTAAGTGGTACAACATATTATATTAGATATGCTACTGATGATCAACTTTCAGTATTTGCTACATTTGAATTAGCTGTAACAGAATCTGCATCAGAAGCAGCAGCAAACAAAATTTCAGTAGCAGGCACAATTGCCGCAACAGATACACATACAATTACAGATTCAGGATTTGATAGTACACTATCAGGTAATTTCCTTAAAGACGTAGGTATGCCGCGCGAAAGTATTGTTAGACGACAGGGCGATACAATGGCTGGCGATCTTTTTCTAAATGATCATCCTGGAGACTTGAAGGGTCAAGGCGCACCTAATGGTGCATCAGATTTACAGGCAGCAACAAAATTTTATGTTGATAATACAGCATACAGTTCACCAGAAGTTTTAAGTGTTAGTACAATTGGTGATGACACAATGCAGGGAGTTCCGCCTGGCAAAGAAGGAACTTCAGACATCTACGCATTTAGAACAATTAATGCAGCCGCACGTAGAGCAGAGGAATTAATTAAAACAGCGCCAGAAGAGCCAGGGCCATATTTTCAAACACTAGCACATACAACAGGTGGCGCTACTACTGATTGTGTTGTTGATACACAAGGCGTAGAAAACGGTGTTGCACCAATTACAAATGCAACTTTAAAATTAAACAAAGATTTTTTAATAGCAGAAACATCAGCATACTTAAAATTTACATATCCTAATTTTGTATATAATGTAGATACATGTAAAAGAGATTTAGGATTAATAATTGACAGTTTAAGAATTGATGCTAATAGAGGTAATAACGCAAACAGTTTAACAAGAACAGCAGCTGAAAGATATTACTCAAGCGTAAGTGGTAGGATTGCAATTACAACTCAATTAAAACAAACCAAAGACGGTTTTAGATTTTTAGGCGAGATTATAAATGATGCTGTATTACAAAATGCAAAATTAAATACAAAGCCGTTGTTGTCAACTAATGCTGGCCTAACAGCATACGATGGAACAAACCCGGCACAAGCACAAACTCAAAGTGATCACGGATTAAAAGACGGAAACATAATTGAATTCTTTGACGTTAGTGGTGGACAGGCAACTATTAACGGACAGTTTATATACGTTAAAGTTATTAATGCATCTACTATAGAACTATTTACAGACGTTGCATTAACTACACCTTTCAATAACCAAGCATATGGTAGCTATGGCGGCGTTGGTAGTTTTGGATTAAGATATCAAACTAAGTTTCAACAAGACGCAACAGGTACACAAGTTAGTGATGGTAGTGGCGGTGGCGCAGAACCAAACTCAGCTTCGGGTGTTGCAAACAATGTTGTATTATTAAACAACATTATTGAAAACGGAATTGACGTAGGTGCTGATATTGTGTTTGGAAGTAGATACTTTTTAACAGTTGATAATAACACAAGCGGATTTATAGATCAAACTAATCCTGATAACGTTGATGCACTACCAGGTAAAGTTATTAAAGGTAAGCGTTCAGGTGCTATTGGTAGAATTATTCAGTTTGCACAAACTACAAATGAAACTACCTTCTTTATGCAGCTGTTAGAGCCAAAAGAATTTGATGCAACACAAGATAACGCAACACAGGCTCCGGGTGAAGAACTTGAAATGGGTAACTTTGTAAAAGCTAAACAAGTTACAATTAGAATTGAGTCGGGAATTTACGAAGAAGATTATCCAATTAGACTTCCTAACAACGTATCACTTAAAGGCGATGAATTTAGACGAGTAATTATACGTCCTAAGAATCGTGTATCACAAAGTAAATGGGCAAAGACATACTTTTACAGAGATAAAGAATTTGATGGTAATACTCTACTTACAACTGGTACACCTTTTACTAACCAGTCAGGTGAAGTAACAGGATTCTTTGGATTTAACTATCTTACAACTAACACAAGAGCTATTAATGTAGGTTCAACTGTAAATAACTTAGGAAAATATAATAAAGCTGCAAGTATTGTAAAGTCAAACAAAGAATTTGTTATTGATGAAGTTATTGCATTTATTAATCGTACATATGTTAATTCTAGTGTCCACACATATGTCGGTGGTACTGTATCAAATGCAATTACTATAACAGCAGGAAGTGTTCAAAAAGACGTTACAAATGCAACATATAATCCTGATACAGGTGTTATGGAAATTACAATAGGTTCACATAGCTTTACAGCTAGTGATACTGTTACAATAGCTACAAATTCATTAACATTTACTTGTAGTGCAGATGGAAACGCAACTAATCATACATATCCAAGAGTAGGAGACCCTGCTGATAATACAGCTATAGCAATATCAGCAGTAACTGGTACTACTATTACTGTAAACGTAGGTGTTCAAGGTACTTTCACTTATAACGAAGCAAAATGTCGTAGAGATACAGGTTACGTTATTAATGGATTAATTAAAGATTTACAAAGAGGCGGCAGAGAATTTGCACTAGAAAATCAAGGCGAATATTTTGCAGGATTTGTAGGTGGCGGATTTGTCGGACAAGAAACAGAAACAGCAGCTGCAATAGGATATATTAGTACACTAGTTGCACAATTACTTGCAGGAACGGCACCAACAAAAAGTTCAGGTACACAATTTGATCCAGATATTTCGCAGGGTGCGTCAACATCAATTTGGGCATCAGGTGTCAGCTATACACAAGGTGACTTTGTTGTAAGAGGTGTAGGCGGCGGATCAAGATATTACAGAACAATTACAACACACACTTCTATAGCAGGTGACGAAGTAATAGAAATAGGCACTGGCCAGACTATACTTACAACAGATAAATGGATCGAAGTTACTAATGACATATCACTAGTTGGACAGTTAATTGATATTGTACAATATCCGTTAGAAAACCCAAGTTTATTTAATCCACCAAAACGCAACAATGAAATGGATGTGTTCTTAATGGACGATGCAACTATCGTTCGTAACGTAACAGTACAAGGACACGGAGGCTTTATGTGTGTGCTTGATCCAGATGGACAAGTATTAACTAAGTCACCTTACATTCAAACAGCTTCAAGTTTCTCTTTAAGTGCAAACAAAAAAGCATTTAGAGGTGGAATGTATGTTGATGCATACACTGGTAACATACCAATACGTATTATTGGAAACAGCGGAAATTCAACCGACGTTAGTATTAGTGGTGGTAATGTAACATTAAGCGCATTTGCAATTGGTGTAGAAAGTTTAGATGTTGGTGGACAACCTCAAGGGTTGAAATTAAGACTTCCACAATTACCTGCACCATTCTACTTTGAAGGAATACGTTATCAAGTAAATGCTATTTCAAACTATGATAGTGGAACTGGTAGAGCAATTCTTTATCTAGATCCAAATAGTAATGGCGGAACTGGTTATACTAAATCAGACACAGACTTACCAGGTGATGCCGGACACAATGTACAAGACACTGTACAAGACATATTCTTACAAACAGCTGGTAATCGAAGTATACTAGGAAACGACTTTACACAAATCAACGACTTAGGTTATGGACTTGTAACTAATAACGGTGCGTTTTCTGAAATGGTTAGTATGTTTACATACTACACACATGCAGCATACTATGCGGCAAACGGTTCTGAAATTAGATCACTAAACGGTTCTAACGGTTATGGTAACTTTGGATTGGTTGCTGAAGGTGCAGATCCAAACGAGATTCCAGATCAGGTAACAACACTACGTGATACTAACCAACCTGTAAAAGCATTTACATATGTAACAGGTGGGTTTACCAATGCATTGGCAGATACAAGTTTCACAGCATATGACTTTAGAGAAAGACCATTAAAAAATAGTTTTGTTTACATTGACCATCCTACAGCAGGACCACTTAACTATAAAATTACAAACGTAGCAAATTTATCTACGCCAAATAATGATGGTGATTCAGGAGCAGACGGTTCTCCGGTCGTAACAGGTATTAATGCACTAGATACAACAATAGGAGGAGGAAACGGATTTACAGGTACACCTCCAAGTGGAAGCGGAATATTTACAAACATTGTTCAGAAGTCAGCTTCTGGAACTGGTACAGGTGCAAAGTTTAATGTAACTATGGTGGCAGGAACACCTACAATTTCACTAGCAAATAGCGGTACGGCATTTTCTATAAATGACGATGTTGTAATTGGCGGTGCTAATATAGGTGGTGTTGACGGAACAAACGACCTTACTGTTAAAGTTTCATTAATATACGAAACAACCACAGGAACATTTAGTAATGATGTTTACAGACTTACTATTCAAGAATCAGCTAGTAACAATGACTTCTTTGGTGATTTACAAGAAGGACTTGCACATGATAGTTTTATTGAATACAGGCATGGTGAAACTTTATTGTTCGAAGGTGTTAACAGCCAAAACATTACAGAACGACCTAGTACAGCAGTAAACTTCGACGAAAGTGATTTACAAACTTATCGTAGTACAGGCTTTACAACAAAAGACGATCAAAACTTAGATCTAACTGGTACTCAAATTAAAGCAGTGTTTGATACAGACTTTAAATATGTACCAATTGAATTAGATCCAACAAATAATGCAACCAATGCAAGTTTAGTTGGTGGTAGTGGTACATTAGGTTCGTCAACATCTGATACCTATATGGCAGTTAAAAAATTATCATCAGATGTATCTGCTGCTAGAATTGTACAAGATGCTACAGATTCTACAGGACAAACAATTTTAAATCCAGGTGATGGTGGCTATGGCGGCGGTATGATATTTACATACGGTTCAAGAACACTACAGATCATTGAGTATGGTGCTGTAACTACAGGGACTATTAATACATTAACTGTAGATGGTGGTACAAATGAAGTTACTATCAACATTAGTACAGCACATGGTCTTGTTAACGGTAACAAAGTAATATTTGCAAACTTACAAGGAACAACACAGTTAAATGGTGTAGAAAAATGGGTCGGCGATGTAACTTCAAATGAATTTGTTTTATATGATGATTCGGCACAAACTACAGCTACAAATGGCAGTACGTTTACAGCTCATACAACCGGAACTGGTACATTTACAAAAATTGATAGTGTGTACTATATTAAAACACAATCTATAGGTACAAGTGACGTTACTGGAGTTACAGCTAATAATATTGGAACTGTTACTACAGTAAGAAATTTATATGCAGGTATACAAAGCGGAACAACAGCAGAAATTACTATTGCAATTTCATTATTAAGAGCAACCGGTCATGACTTTACCGAAATAGGAACAGGAGGATTTAATACAAGTAACTATCCTAATGTTCTACTAGGTGCTCCAATTGGTGGCGCAACAGCAAAAGCAGGTTACTATACTGATGCAGATAATGCAACAAGTTCACAAGTATGGGAAAGAAGAAAAGGCAGAGTATTCTTTATTACATCTGATAACGATGGCTTCTTTAGAGTTGGTAAGTATTTTGTTGTTGATCAATCAACAGGTAGTATTACGTTTGCCGGCGATGTTGGTATTTCAAGAGCTTCGTCATTAGGATTTAAAGAAGGTGTTACAATTGACGAGTTCTCAAATGATGAACTGTTTTCAGATTTATCAGATACAGCAGTTCCAACAGAGAAAGCAATTGCAAACTATGTAAGTAGACGTTTAGGACATAATGGTTCAGCACAAATAACAGGATCAAATAGATTTGCTCCAGGCTTTATGGCACTGAATGGTTCTACAGCAATGGAATCTAATATGGATATGGCAAGTAATAAAATTGCTAACTTATTAGATCCTACAGATGCAAACGATGCTACTACAAAAGATTATGTTGATCAAGCTGTATCAGCTTATGATGAACTCAGTGACTTGCGTAACTTTACTAATCACAGTGTTACAGCTGGTAATACATTTAAACAACTTATAGCACCATCAGGTGTTAGAAAAATTGTTGTAGCACCTGAAAGTAGCACACTGTTTAATCCAGCTAGTGCCAACAAAGCCATTACAGGCGCAGGGGGTGCAACTGGAACATTAATTGCAAGAGAAGCACGTTTTGACAGAGTAAGAAATGCAAACGTTGTTATACTTACATATACTCCAGGGGCAACAGACTTTACATTGTCAGGATCAGTACAACAAACTAGTCCAAGTGTATCAAGTGCAATACTTGAAGCACCTATTGACGAAGTTGTTAATGCTGTTGAAAGCACAGCAAGTGATATTAACTTAACTGTAACTAGAGGTGTAACAAATACAGAATTTGATCTGCAAATTGAAGCACAAGCAATTATAAATGCAGATGTTAACGATGCGGCGGCAATTGCACAAAGCAAGCTGAACATGAATGCAGCAGGTACTAGAGCAAACGCTACAGGTATTACACAAGCTAACTTAGGACTTGCAAGTTTCGATGATGATGACTTTACTGTAACAAACGGTTGGGTAACTATAAGAGCAAATGAAATTGATTTAGCAGACTTACCAGTCTTAACACAATATCAAATGTTTGGCAGAACTACAAATAGCAGTGGTAGCCCACAAATTGATACATATGCAAATGTCGTTGACAAAGGGTTAGGTCTTGCAGACGGAGACTTTGGTACAGCACTAGCATACGGTAATCCAGTTAACGATCCAGGTCAAGCATTAATTAAAACCGGTACTGGTGCATATAGTGTAAGTGAAATTGCTTACGATAATGAAGCAACAAGTATTGCTAAACGCAGGAGTGATGGTAGTTTACAAGCAACATCATTTATTGTTGGTGGTGCGGCAACTAATGTTGTATTAGCTGAGAGTGCAAACGTACTAACATTTAGTACTCCAGAAGGCGGAACAATACTAACATCAATCGGAGCAACTAAACCTTCAATTGAAACAGGCGGTGCTATAAATGTTGGTGACATGCCTAGTATAGTTGAAAGTCAATTCCACAAAGATTCATACTACGGTACAGTAGGTGGAGCAAGTGGATCAACAACTGAAACATCAAGTATTGCTGCACGTTGGATGTACACATCATTCATTGAAGCACCTAACGAGCTAGGTAGCGGTGGAACAGGTATTGGTTTAGGTACTAACACAGGATTTGCTGATGGTGGTGCTGATATTGTAACTTTTGTTACAGGCGGTGTTGTACGAGGTAAAATAAGCAGTGCTGGATTTACTGGAGCTGTTGTGGGCAATGTAACTGGTAACGTATCTGGTTCTTCGGGTAGTTGTACAGGTAATGCTGCTACAGTAACCAATGGAGTTTACACAACTGGT